AACTTGAATATCTTATTGTTTCCAGCAAACAATACAGTCAAAGAGCCATCAGTTTGTACCAATTCGTGAATGACTTTGACATCATTTGCGCCAAGGTTTCCAGAAGAAGAATTGACTCTCGACCATCCTTTGCGTGAGCCGATACGACCATATTGGTCAATGATGCAATTAGTCGCAACCAATGCAAATCCAGCATTCAAATCAAGAGGCGAGTCTTGAGTGTTGAGTCCAAAAAATCCGGGCGCACTAATTGAAAAAGTTTGTATTTGCTGACTCATTTATGCTTCTCCAAATACGCAATGGCTTTTTTTAAATTTTCTGTTGAATCTTTAAAATTACCAATAGCTACATTGCAAGAATGACACAATAAATCACGAACTTTTTTTGTTGCATGACAGTGGTCAACAAATAATTTTTGACTATATGCTTCAGTCTCATCACATCCACATATAGCGCACTTGTGATTTTGGCTTCTTAATTTAAGATTAAATTCATCTAAAGTAATTCCATAAGATGTCTTAAGCCAATAATTTTTATTTTGAGCTTTTACGGCATCTACTGTCATTGAGTTATGTTTTGCAACTCTAATTTCTTTTTTACATTGTTTACAAACCCATGCATACCCACGAGACTTACCATTAGCCTTTGGGAAAAGGCTTTTATCTTTTTCTTCTTTACAAGAATTACAAGATAATTGGCTCATATCGCAACAAACTCCTGATTCTCAGGATAGCGTGTGCCTTCCAATGCAATGTAATCAGACAACATTGCTTTGTAGAGCAAATAAGCCTCAGATGAAGACAATCCACCATCTTCACCACGCTCAACCAAAGCACGAGCATAAGCATTCTGAGCAACCAATGTGTCAGGAACTTTAACAACAGTTGAGTCAGAAGACAATGTGGCTTGTGGAACTGTTAGGCTAAATGGGATGCTATACACGCCATCAGGACGAGGATAAATTGTGACCTTTGTGTCATAACTACCATCAACACCATCAAATGCGTAATAGGTAGGGATTCCATTAACAGGCGTAGAGAAATTCTGAAACCTGTTCATAGTGGCAAAGTCGATGTTCTTCATGCGAATGTTGCTTGTGACATTCAACACATCAAGAACTTGGAATTTTTGACCAGCACCTGTCAAAGCATAAGAATATGTGCCTGATGTAGTGCTAAGAGTAATAGTTGTGCCAAGCACATTCCATGCAAAAGCATCTTCAATCTGACGCTTTGCATCATTGACAAACTTGCCAATGAGGGAAGAATATGTTGTTTCGGAAACAGTTGAAACGGTTGCTTCACGCAACCTAACTAAAACATCGTTTACAAGTTCTAAGTATGTCATCTGCTTGCCTTCGCTTTGTTCCTTGCGGATATAGCTTTAGCTTTTGCCTTTGCGTCAGCCTTTGAGGATGCACCCCATGCTTTAAGCGAAAGAAGCAGTCTTGTCGGTTCACCATCCTTGTACTCTGCACCAGCCATATTGCCCATGCGAGCCAAGAAACTTGCTCTGCGAGGGTTATCCCCCGACTTTACTGGTGCTTTGAGTTCTCCACCAGTTTGCGCATTATAGGATGCTCTCCCCTTGGCATTCAACCCCCCTTTGGGATTTTTGCCCTCGGAGCGTTGCCAAGCTGGAGTTTTCATTACTTCACCTTTTTTGGTTTCTTTGCAGTCTTTGCCGCCTGTTTAAAGGCTTCAGCAGTAGGAGCACCTTTGCTACCTACCTTGCGCATCTTTTCGCCTGAACCAGCCTTGATTCTGGCTTGTTTGGCATGAATGTTGGCGTAGAGTCCTTGCTTCATTTCATCTTCTTCTTTGGCTTAGACATCCCTGCCTCAGACAGAGCAATCGCAACTGCTTGGCGAGGATTCTTTACAACCTTGCCACCCTTGCCTGAGTGCAACTCACCAGCCTTGTACTCACGCATGACTTTGCTGATTTTGGCTTGTGCTTTGGTCTTTTTCATTTGCCACGACTTGATTTTTTCATCATGTTTGTAGCAGTTCTGCTACCACGCATAGGCAAACCTTTTGGCTTTCCAATCGCAACCATGATGGTAACAGGAACGCCCTTTTTCTTGCCGTACTCTTTGGCTTCTTTCTCGCCTTTTTCAGAGTAGGAAACTTCTTTTTTCCGACCATAGGCATAGAGTTCTCCTTATTTCCAGATACGATCAGCAACAAAGGTAACGATACCGCCCATGAAAGAAGCGATAGTCATTCCCATCCAAAACCCACCTTTGCCTTTGTTGGCAAGTTCAAGTAAGGCTTTTACATCTGAGCTAATTGTGTGCATCTCTTTTTGGAGAGCCTCTACTTGGGCTTCAAGTTTTCCAAAGTCTCTGGCATCAATGTCAGACATTTAAAACTACCTTTCTGGGTCTTCCCATACGCTTAATTGTGGGGATGACAGGCGCACGAAAGGCGGTATCTGTTCTAGTCTCTGATTCTACAGATTCTATGGTTACTTCTACATCGTCTACCCTCACATAACCCTGATGACCTTTCATAGAATCAATGTCAACTTGATTGTGAAAGGAAACAAGATTGCCTGATTGCAGACACTTAAAAGTAGCCATAAAACCCCTTAAATGAGAAAGGGGGGACTAGCCCCCCTATCCTTAAACCATGCGAACGATAACGATACGCAAAGTTGAAGATGCCAAGTCCACTGTAGAACCTGACTCGTTTTGAATGCGGAACTTAACTGTGTTTGCGGCACTGACATAGCCAGTAACTGTCAAACCAACCAAATCCACACCCAAAGATGCGCCAATAACCATGTCACCCAAAGCGACACCAGAAACTGTTACATCATCTGTTTCACCCACACCATCGGCTAGTGAGCCAGCGTTAAGTGTTGCAAGTACTGCCCAAGTATCAGAGAACAAGCCCCGAAACTGGTCATTACCTCTGCGTGAGACTACTGCTGAAGCGGTTGCCATTTTGATTTCTCCTAATTTAGTTTAAAAAAGACCCCCTACCACTAGGGCAGGGGGGACAACTGCAATTAGGCTGGAACTGCCAAGGCAAACATGGATGAGGACTTAGCCGCACCCACAGAAGCGGCACTACGCAAGGCGGCAACGCCATACAAAGTGTCACTTGTGAACAGCGTAGCAAGGTACTCTTGCTTGTACTGTACTTGTGAACGCACACCAACTTGCTCAACCAAGACCATCGCATCTTTGTGACCCATCAAGCACACACGAGCCGCACCAGAACCAGAAGTGGTATCAGCGTTGCTAGAGGTGAAGACAGGGATGCCATACAGGTTGCCAATTTCACCAGTGCGGATAGCGTCACCCGTACCGACAAATGCTTGTTCGGTGTAGCGAGCCAAACCCATCAGGGTGTTACGGCTTGATGGAGGAATCAAGAAGAAACGATTGTCCATAGGAGTATCGTTGTCATCCAAACGCTGAATAGTGCGACGAATAGCCGCATCAGTCAGTGCTGACTCATTGTTGCTTGCGGCAACATAGGCAGTCGTACCGTCACCACCAATGTAGGCGGCAGCGTATGCGGCTGTACCAGCACCACCGTTGGCTGAACGACCCAACTGCACCAAGTCTGTATCGACTTGACGAGCCAAGGCATAGCCAGCATCGGAGGTGTAGAACTGACGCATAGAGTTCAGAGCCTGTGCTTCCACGATGTCTTCAATCAAGCGGCTATATTCATAGTGCTTGTTGATCGACACTTGGACTTCAGACTCAGTAGCGGCAATCAAAGTGACTGCTGTCTCAGCGGCTTTGGCAGAAGCAGAACCACGGGTAGGTGCAGGAATGTGAACAGTGTCACCTTTCTTGCCCTTGAAGTTCATCTTCATAACCAAGTTAGCTAAAACTAGGTTTTTCTTGTAAGCCGCAACAATTTCATCACTCCAAATTTCAGGAATGAATGTTGCGCCAGTGGTGGTAGTAACTGAGTTACTGGGGGTAAATGCTGTTGCCATTTGTGTACTCCAAAAAATCAAAAGTTAGGGTTACTTGACACGCCCCTCTGCGTATGCCGCCATGATTTCTTCACTCAAGGCATCGTATCGGTTCGGGTCAGTCATCTTCAGCCGAATAAGGTCTGCCCTGCGATAGACTCGTTTTCCAGATTCACCAGTACCACCCACATCAACACTTGCCGCTTTAAGGTTCGACTTGCGTTGGGTTTCCCCTGCATCGCTAGTCTGTTTTGCCTTAACGCCCTTCAACTGCTTGTAGGTGCTCAACAATTCGTTTGCACTGTCATAGTCAAACTCACCATCAGCTTTAGCGTACAAACCAATACGAACAGGTGAAGATTTCACCCAATTCACAAAGTCTGCATCTTGAACAATCTGACCGAAATCAGGGTGTTCTTGCGCCAGCTTTTGCTGAATCTGCATCTTTTTGAACTCTTGACTCGCTTGACGAGCCGCAAGAACATCGGGATGGTTGTCAACAGTCTTACGAACAGCCGCCTGTGGATTCTCGAAAAAATCTACTTCAGGTTCTTCCTCTTTAATAGGTTGAGGTTTACCAGCAAGGTTTTGCTTGATGAGTTCATCAGCGAGTTTCCTAACTTCCCCAACTTCTTGAGCTTGCTTGCCAATCAGCTTTTCTGCCTCTTGGTGCATTTTGATAATGTCAGATAACTGTTTGCCCCGATACTTATCAGGAATATCATCTGACGCTGGCTCAATTGTTGATTCAAGCTTTTTCTGCTCAACAATATCTAACTCACTCTGCATCTCGTCTGGGTTATCAATCAACATATTTTTCCTTTTTCCTGCCACTTTTGGGTTCTAGGATACACAACGGCATAAATGCTTATGTTGTGGTTTTGCGCTCTGCCGCCAACTTATCACGATGTTTCTTGTCAAATTTCATCCATGACGATGGAAAATGACCTGACCATCCTTCCAAGTTAACGCTTGGTGCGCTGATTGTGCGATTGGCTGAACCACCGCACTCACACTGAGTTTCCTGTGTCTCATAATCACAGTACCTCTCAATTCTGTGTCCACTTACGCAGACAAATTCATACATTCTTTTCATTCAATTCCTCGTAGGCTCGTTCGCTGACCTCTTTAAGGGTTTTCAGCCAAGTCAAGATGGAAAGTTCACCTTTTCTGAACATCAAGGTCTTTTCATCAGGAATTACGCTTATATTATTGAGTGACTCTATCATATTGTCAATATCAATAATTAAATCCTTCCACCCCTGATTCCCCATCATTTCAAACCTACTTTCGTAGTACTTTTGTAACTCTGGGGTCATGGCATTGCCGCCTTGATCTCGTCTACTGTGGTTGCTGAATCAATGGCAGTCTGCATAGCCGCATACTTTTCACGCACAGCTTGCCTTGCCGCTTCTGCCGCTGTTGCTTCAGATGGAATGGTTGCCTTGATGTCCAAAGGCGCAAACTCAGCAGACCTTGCTTCTCTGCGCTTGTCGTGGGCAATAGCCTTAGCTTTGTCGATGTTGATGGTAATCATTCTGAAAATTCCCATGCGTTACGAAATGTGCGGTCTGTTGGAATGTCTGCCACATCCACGATCTTGTAAGGCTTGCCAGCAGGTACATCCTTAGCGGCAATTTCCTCAATGGTTAAACCGCACTCAGGTGCTGGAACAATGATTGATACACCGCCTTCATCATTTGGAAAAATTATTCTTTGATTCATGGTTGTCCTTAGCGAAAGATGGATACATAAATTGCGTTTACATCTTCTGCTGTGCCGACATTTGTACTTCCGACATAAGCAAAAGTCAGATTTCTAAATGCTGATGTTGTTCTTGAAACTTCATACTGCATACCACCGCAACGCAATGATGTGCCAGAACCTAGTGTACCCATTGGATTATTATTCCATGCACAAACTGCATAATTTGTATCAGGCATTGCGTTAGTAAGATTGACTGTGTAATCACCCACACCATTATCAGTAATACTCGTCACATTTCCACTTGCACGAATAGCCACAGTTCCTGTGCCGTTAAAGTTCACCCAAGCACGACACATATACAAAGGTGCAGTGCCTGACACAGTAGCAATCTGTGCTGAGTCGATGTTTGGTGTTGTCAGTGTTGGGCTTGTCAGCGTCTTGTTTGTCAGCGTCTGAGAATCAGTTGTACCAACAACAGCCCCTGCTGGATTGCCTACACCCCCTGCTGGGAATGTAACTCCTGCTGTTCCGCTTATTAAGGTAGTCATGTCTGTTCCTCATCTGCTGGCAATGGTTGGTTGCCCTGTTCGCACCAACGCAAAAATTCCTGATAGTCACGATTGGCGGGGTCAAATGGGATGTAGGCATTGTCAGATAAACGCTCAACAACATTTGCAGGACCATCAATGTTTTTTACTAATTTATACATTTCATAACTCCACAGTTGCAACCCAAGTCATTCTGTAAAAATTACCGTTTCCAGTTCCATCCGATGCTTTTGTAGAATAAAACTTTTCAGTAGTTATTTCTCCTGATGTAGGAGCAGTGCCCGGAAAACCGCTAGAAGTAACATGAGTTTGCGTAACAGTTGGTGCGGCTCTCATAGAAGTTCTAAAAAATACATTACCACCATAAGTAGAACCACTTGTTGTATTTCCAATAAATGGGGTTGTCGTGCCATCATATTGATAATACCTCTGACAAAGCGCCAACTCAGTGCCATACGGGCGGTAATCAAAGCTTGATGCTGTTGAGCCTTTTTCTAGCTGAACGCCTGTGATGTAGAAAGTTGCACCGTTTGTGCCGACTACAGATGTTGCGCCTGTGGCTGATGTGTAATTATTTGCAGACCAAGAACCAGCAGTTCCGCTTAATGTAGAACCAGCACCCATGCTAAAGTTTACATAAATTCCAACTCCATTTGTGGTAAGCCAAGTTCCACTTGTTGCGCCAGCAATTGTTATTGCAATAGAAGTCCAAGTATTTGCTGATGAAATGGTATAACTAAATGGATATGAATAATTTGTTGCAGAATTTCTTAAAGAGCCACCAAAAGTTCCAGTCAATGAACTTCGCACCCAAAACGATAAAGTAACCGATGATGCTCCTGATGCGCCCCAACCTAAATCTGTGCAATTTAAGCCTTCTATTGGTTGAGCAATATTAAACTGCTCAGTAGAGCCTACTGTGTATGCAGAAGAAGAAGTTGCGCCAAGATAGTTAATAAAACCTGTTGGTGGAGTAACAGAACCAGCGTTTTGTTGAACAGTAAATTTTGATGATACTGAGCCAAAACAATAAAATCTATCCAATGTATATGGAGCAGAAGTTGTTTGCGTTACACTCGCCCCCGCATTCCTCTGGTCAATCACCATCCCGCCATTGATGATGCGGTTCTTGAAGCCCATTGATGACGCAGAATTAAACTGCCCATCAAGGGTGATGCCATTTGTTCCCGAAATTGCTATGGTCATGGTTGAGTCTCTTGAGGTTGTGCCGCCTCTGCCAAAGCCTGAGCCTGTGCCTCAGCAAGCTGTGCCGCTACTGCCGCATCATGTGCCGCTTGTTCTTCAGGTGTGTACTCAACAATGGTGGTTTCACCAGTTTGGACATTTACAACGATTCTGTGTGTCATGGTTTATCCTTCATACATGATGTTTACGCTACCCGCATCGAAGGTATCCGTTCCATTTACGGTGGTAATGCGTACACGATCGAGAGTGCCACCAAGAGTTACATCCCCGCCACCAAAAACAGAGCCAGAAGTGCTATTTTTTACGCAATGATTTGACACCCAAATATTTCCGTTTATTAAATTTAAAAACAATATCCCCGATCTAACATCTGTTGCGCTATTCACATACATCAACATGCCAGCAGTTGAAGATGCGCCACCCGTTGTACTCCCTGCATTAGTATGTATACCTGTTGATGTATAACCAGTATTTGCAACTGAACCAGCACCAATTTGAATTAGTTGATGAGATGTTCCATTTGTACTTACCCCACTCAACATCACCGTAATCCGCTTCACCCACGCAGGAATACCAGTAAAGTCAATGCTTGTACCTGATGTAGAGGCAACAGCAGTGCCAGAGGTAATAGCCCCGCCTTGAATTGTCTTATTTGTCAGCGTCTGAGTTGCATCTGTACCCACCAATGTAGTCGTAGCTTGAGGCAAAGTCAGCGTGTAATTGCTGTTTGTATTAGGTGCGGCAATGGTCAGCGTACCTGTACCACTTGCATTTCCTGAGATTGCTACTTGTGACATTTCTTATCCTTCAAACAACAGTCCACACTGAACCAGTTGAAACAGTCACTGTGACACCTGAATTGACACTCACTGTCCCTGCACTCATCCCATTGTTTCCTGCCGCAATAGTGTAGTCAGCAGATATAGTCTGTGAATTTACAACAATGCCATTGGATGCCACCAAAACAGTTGATTGCAACTCACCAGTGCTAGGCTTGTAAAGCAATTTGGTGTTACCAGTGTAAATCGTAGTTGGCGTACCTGATGTTGCATTTGCAAACAATGGGTAGACATTGGTTGATGTGCTTGTATCATTGCTGATACTTGCACCAGCCGTTCCATTGGATGCTGATGTAATGCGACCATAAGCATCAACAGTAATGTTTGCCGCTGTGTAGCTTGCCGCTGTCACCCCACTGGTTGCCAATGCAACAGTGCCACTTGTCGTAATCGTTCCACCTGTCAAACCAGTACCAGCAGTGATAGATGTCACAGTGCCTGAATACTGGTCATTCGATGTGATAGTGAAGTTAGGGTAAGTACCAGTAACAGAGGTAGTCCCTGCTCCTGTCAATGCAACCGTCTGATCTGGTGCTGAGTTGGTGATTGTGAAGTTAGGGTAAGTACCACTCGTACTAATACCAGTACCAGCAGTCAATACAACTGTTTGGTCAGGAGCAGAGTTGGTGATTGTCACAGCACCAGTAGCACCTGAGACTGAAATACCTGTGCCAGCCACTGCTGAAGTCACGCCTGAGTTGGCAATCGTGATAGAACCAGCACCTTCAGTAATGGTTATACCTGTGCCATCAGTCAGTGTGTTCTTTTCCCACAAGTCAGTTGTTTCGTTGTAAATCAACACTTGACCATTGGTGGCATTCTGAGCAGACACATTGTGCAACTCATCCATCTCATAGCCGTTTTGAATCCTAACCTCAATTGAGCCTTGATTCACATGGCTACGAGTGACAACACCTACATAAACCAAGTGGTTAGGTGCGTATTGTTTGGTAGATGTGTATGTGCCAGCCGTAGAAGAACTCAAATACAACTGTGTACCAGCGGCAAATGCAGAAGTGTCTAACCCTGCAATGTCGCCAGCCAAAATCACATAGCCGTTATTGTTTGTTGAAATATCTGCCAGAATCAAACCAAGTGTTTGGGCAGAGGTAGTGTCCCCTGTTGCAAGAGCCTTGGTTACAGTAGCTTTGTTGCCAGAAGCACCATTGATGTAGACAACTGTCCCCTTTGTCAGCGTTGAGCCTGTCTCATTGCGAACCTGAGTAATCAGTCTTGGAGAAGAGTAAACGGCAAGATCAGCAGTTGAGCCTGTTGTCGTGACTGTGACACTGGTATCAGCAGATGTGACAAATTGCAAAGTCTCTGATTGGTCAATCTTTTGCCAAACAGAACCATTGAACAGTAACCAATCTCCTATCGCCCAATCAGTGATGCCGTTTAGATTGGTAGAGCCAGCAGTTGCAACAATGTAGTAGTAGCCATTGATTCCTGTACTGCTTGCCAATGTGGGCGTATTGGTAGAAGCATTCCATGTGCCTTGATAACTCAAACCACCAGCAACTGAAGCCCAAGACAGGGCTGAACCATTGGTAGTTAAGAACTTTCCTGAGTTTCCTGTCTGACTAGGAATCAGGTTATTGATTTGGGTCTGTAGAGAGGCTAGAGTATCAAGAACAGACTGAGAAGTACCGCCACCATTAGTAATGACTTTGATGCGTTCTGCAAGATCAGGAGCAACAACCTCACCAACATTGAGTTCAACACCACTAGACAGGACAATGACAAGGCTACCATCAAAATCAATGCGAGCAGAGGTAACAGAAACACCATCAACACCATCCACTCCATCACGCCCATCTCGACCAGCGTCACCCTTATCACCCTTTGCGCCATCTCGACCTGCTTTTCCATCTTTGCCATCCCTTCCATCCTTGCCGTTGATACCATCACGACCATCTTTGATAGAAGCAACACGCTTTTCAATGGCATTGCCAACATCGTCATAACGAGAGCGAATATCAGCCTCAATCTTCTTGAGTGCTTGGACAACTATGTCAACATTCTCACCAATCTTGCGTTTTTGCACCTCTTTGGCTTCGGCAACAGTAGATTTAATGCCCTCAAGAACAGCCATCTGCTGTTCAGGAGTCATGTTTTTAAGGATTAGCTCCTTGGCAAGTTTTTCGACATCCATTATTCAGTACCAGTTTGAGCAGAACTTAACTGCTTGGTCAATTGGTTGAGGAAATCTTCTTCCATGCCTGAAATCTTGTTGTTTTTCTCAGCCATTTGCAGTTCAACAATCTTAGACTTGTTTTTGATGTCTGCTTCCTTCAACATCAACTCAGCAATCTTAACTCTCTTGTCAAACTCTTTGGAAGCCAAGTCATCTTGGTTCGGAAGATTCTTTGTCACAGCCGCCATGTTCTTGGCTTGCACTTCTTGAGGCATCAACTGTGCTTCTGTGAGCAATTTCTGTGCTTCAGCCCTGTTTTGTTCAGCCTGAGTGGTAGAAACTGCAATCTGAGCCTGTGCCGCTTGGATAGCCAACTGTTGTTGAGCCTGTTGCATCTGTTGTGCTTCAGGATTAGGTTGCATCATTTCTTCCAACTTGGCAATCAACTCCATTCTGTTGCTCAAACTGCTGTTTCCAATGATTCCTTTGAGGATAATCGGCAAAACAGGAGTCTCAGCACCCAAAGTCTGCAACAAACCAATGAATTGCTGTTGTTCGTACTCTCTGGCAATGATGCCCAAGGTGGCAGTAGGCACAAAATTCATGTCTACAGAGGGGTAACGCTCTGGGTCAAACTGCATGAACCGAAAAGCCGCCTTCTTGATGAATGGAATCAAGAAATCTTCTTGGAAATTCACCAAAGTGCGCTTGTATTTCTTGATGATGGAGGCAACAGCCATCGACATACCGCCACCATCCCTAGCAGATTGGCTGACCATGCCTTGAGAATCCAGTGTTCCAGTGGCTTGAAGCAACATACGCTCAAATTCTTTGGCAGTGGCTAGGTTATTGGGGTCACTTTGACCAAACTTGAATGGGTAAAGAATCTCACTGGGTGCGCCATTGGTAAGGATTGCCTTGCCCGGCTTAATCTCAAACTTCATGCCCCTTGGCAACCGTGTTGCATCCATCGCAATCATGGGGGAAGTAGTCAATGCGAGTGAGTCTAAGTGGCTACGAGTCTGTGCATCAATGGCTTTTTGCATATTGAATGCTTTTTCCACTGTGCCACGACCCAACAAACGGTTAGGAACAGTGTCATCTTGGTATGCCAAGACGGGTCTGTCCTTCATCATGTAAGGGTTTTCCTCAGCCTTGAGCAACAAACCATCGTTGGCAATCACAACAATGGCTTCAACCATGTCTGTGTAGTCTTCAGCGGCAGAGTTCTCAGGGAACAACTCGACAATCTCTTTGTTTTCTTCTAAGTTGTTCAAGTATTCACGGGGGACAAGACCGTAGTAGGTGAGCAAAAGCACCTTCTCGTCTTGGTACTGAGACACTTCTTGGGTAGGTTCAAGGTCAGTGTCTTCGTAGGTGGGCGTGATGTCTACTTTGCGGTAGATGCCTCGTTCAATACCTTCAACAACCTTGTGGATTGAGACATATTTCTCGATAGCCACGCCCATGCAGTCATCAATGGATGTGCCGTTAGGGTCGAAAAGGAAGTTCTTGGGATTGACAGGCATGATCTTGACTGCAATCCTGTCTCTTTCCATGACTCCAATTGCCGCTTGACCGGGCTGACCGGGGATAGGTCGTGTAGAGGGGATAAATTCTTTTTCAGTCTTGACAATAATTTCGCCAATGCCTGTACCGTAGATTTCTGCCATCAACTCAATCTGGTCAATGGACTTCCTAATCTTGTCTTTTTTGAAGTCTTCCATCAGTTGAGCTTTGATTAACTCAACATCAATGGCATTACCGTTCACATCTTGGATATTGTCTTCAATGTCAAAGAACTCGCCTTGTCCAAAGATAGCTTCCATGATCTCAGCATGGCGTGTTTCAACGGCTTGTTGTGTGGCAGGGGTGACGATACGGCTACGCTCAGACTCACGAGTTTTGTCTTCAGAAGCCCATTGACCTCGGAAGATGCGCTCGTACTCTAGCCAATCAGGGAGGAAGTTGGTGTCTCGGTAGTCCCGCCAGCGTTGGCAATGGTCAGTGACAAAATCTGTCAATTCTTTATCAGCCTCAGTCGGCTCATAAAATTCGTTTTGTTCAAGTTTGTCTGTTGCCATAGTGTTACCTTATAGATGAACCGATTGTATTTCCAAAGGGGTCAGTAAATGTGGGGCTAGACTCTGGCATTGGCATTCGCAAATCTTGTGGTGTTGCAAATGGACTAAGCCCTTGTCTTATGCGACTCAAAGCAAATTGCTGTGCTTTGTTATAGATTTCTGGTGTTGGTTCACCACCCATTTGCAAGAGTTGAATTTCTTGTGCTGTCAAAGTGGGAACAATCAAAGGATGCTGAATTACTTGACCATCTAACTCAAAAGAGGATGACAACTCTGTCATTGGCATACCTTCTGATGTAGGTATAGCACCCATATAACCACGACCTTTGATTTGAGGTTGGTCAAATAATGATTCTGAATAACGCAACCCAAATGGGGCAAGTGAGTTTGCATCTGGCGACCCAAGGAAGTCAGGGAACATTCCCTTAACTATGCCTTGCCCTTGATTCATCTCATCTGCCATCTAAACCCCACTAATGATGTCGATTGGTTGCCACTCGTCTTCATCATCTGCCTCAAAGTATGAGGTTATAGATAACTGATCTATATAACTTAACGCATCAGGAAGATCATCATGCACCCCTTGGGATGGGTACATCAGCAACTGGTCAACAAACTCCGACCAATCCTCTTCCTTGTTGAGCACGATTCTGCCATGCTCAAACCTTCCTTGCAATGCCCAAATGATGCGGTCACTCTTCTTCTTATTCCCATGCGTCAAATCCACAATATGGGCATATATGTTGGATTTTCGCATTAAATCCGACAAATAGGGAAGTACCGCATTTTTCAGTGCCCCACGCTCAATCCCAATGGACAAAGGCTTGTAGTCCCTGATCGCCATCAGGATGTTGGCGGCTGTAGTCCTAATGTCCCACCGCCCATACTCAATCTTGTGCACATACCATTTCCCATCCTCAGTCACCTTCACCACCGCAATGGCACTCTGGTCTAGCCTCTTCTTGGAGTTGGCGGCTTGCTTTGCCACCTCCTCAAACCCCGCCAAGTCCACCGCTATGAAGTAACTCCCATGCTCTGGCATTTCGCCATAACGAATCCACTCCTCCTTGAAGACATCAGAGCCAGCATTGTCAAACGATGCCATATACTCTTGCTTAAAGGCGAAACTTGATAGGGTCTTCTTTGCGCTTTCGATTTCAGAGGGGTCGATCAGGGGGTTATCTTTGGTGGTGAAGTGCCAAGATTTCCAATCAGCATCCTCACCCTCCTGACCCAAGTTGTACAGGTCAAAGAACCAGTTCCTACCCTTTGGCGTACCAATAAACATCGCCCTTCCACGCTTGTCAGACAATGACGCACGAATCACCTGTTCCCAAGTCTCAGGCTTGATATCCGCTACCTCATCCAGTACTGCGTAAGTCAAGGAGACACCTCGTAAGGTGTCGGGTCTGTCTGAACCCCTGATGTATATCTTTGCACCATTGATAAGCGTGACTTCCATGTTGTTCACATGGCTACTGGTGATGATCTCTCGCCCAATGTCCAAGAGCACATCCCAAATGATCTGCCTCGCCTGACCCTGAGTCGGGGCAACATACAGCACCGCACTACCAGCAGGGCAACTCAAACCCTCTATTAAGAGTGTCGTGACAGCAAGGCGTGACTTACCGCACCTTCGCCCTGCCACCACCACCTTGAACCTCGTCTTGTCGGCATACACCTCCTGTTGCCACGGCAATAGCGCAAAGTTCAGATCAGCCATTCTTAGCCTCTATATCCTGTATGTCATCAGGCTCAATTGTTGTGGTGCTTGCTACAGGTGCGCCTATGCCAGTGATATTGATCGTGACTGCACTCCTTTGGCTCTTATCCTTCTCAAACATGGACACTGGCAGTGTGCGGTCAACGCACATCTTGATAGCCGCCATCTGTGCAGGGTGGTTGTCGTTCAACGCAATGGAAATCATCTTCTCGACCACATCCTTACCGCTGGACTTGATAAGCATATCCTTCAAGTCCTTGATTCTCTGGTTGTCAGTCTTGGGTAGGGCAAGATCAGGATTCCTTGCGTACTCCTGTATCTGACGCTTTAAGCCATAGATACCCTTGGGTCTGCCAGCTTTCTTCTTCTCTGGCTGTGGGGCTTCATCTTGGATGCTGTCCATCTGTTCTATCTTCACGATTGTCCTCGTCTTGGTGGGCGTGATAGATGCGGACTATAGCAAATTGGTGGGTGATAGTCTTCTTTTTTTCGTAGTGGGGAAGTGGGGGAGTTGCCCCTTTTTCCATTTTCGCTTTTTCGGTGGGGCGGATGTACCCACAATTTTCATCGACAGCGACCACCCCCTCCCCCCCATCAAAAAACTGAGAACTTTTTTCTGTTGATAACTCATTTTGCAGATAGCCGCTTGTAAGTCGTTGATTTTGCTAGACATTTTCTGTAACTTACAAATAACTTACAAAATCCATTTAACACGATGTCCATTATGTTAACTCAAAATCAAAGGAAGTATTACAAACGCAAATAAACTGAGACGCAAATTGAAACCAGTTTGGACAAATGTGGATAACTTCGATTCAAATCTGTGGATAACCTGTGGATAACTATGTATTTATCGAATTGATAATTGTTTTTGGGGGTGGAGGCGAAGAGAGAGAGAAGCGGAGGGTGCATTATTGGGGTACTTGAGACTACTTTAAGTCATAAGGACTTTGGGTAATATAAAACGCATTCTTTATGCATTTAAATCGTAACCAAGGATAAAAGACACGCCAAGGCAGAAATGCCTCTAATCCTCGTCAGAATCGCCTACAGCAAGGTTTTCTAGGTCATCCTCATCTACCCCTAAGAAATCGTATAAATCGTTTCTAGGGCGGTATCCAAGCCTCCACAGGATGGCATAGCAATCTAAGACCTCTTTAAAGCCCTTTGTGATGTCACCTTTGCCAGCACACAACAAGATTGTCCTTTGTTCATTGGTCAGCTTACGCCTGAACTGGACAGTATTGAGTTGAGGACTCGCCACCCATCACCTCGGCACATTGAAAAGTTTAGGTGCTGGCTCACCCTCTAAGACATGGAGGTCATCTTCCATGTCATCAAACCCAGAATCACCGCCTGTCTTCTTGAACACCTTGACCTGTGCGGTTGGGTCAAGTGCTTTGATCTTCAGCACCTCTTGCACCAGTGGGTCAGCCAAGATGACCTCAAACTCTTGCAGTGTCCAAATCCAACTCAAGTCTCTTCTTTCACGCTGTAGGTCAATGCTCTCATGGATGGTCTGGGTAACAGCCATGATTTTCCCATCCAAGGTCTTCCACTCCAAGAACTTGATCTTTGGGTTTTGCGGCACTCCATTGTCCACTGCCCACTTTTCCAAAGCATCGTAGCCTTTGACCATGCCATAGACCGCCTTCCTCAGTCTTTCAATGTCCTTGGCATCTGTCGCATCCCAAACCCTAGCCATTTGCACCCAAAACTTCTCCCTGAATGCACTGTCAACTAAAGTAATCAATCTCTCACAACCCCATTTTTGGTGATGTTCCTCTTTCCTTGTCTCCAATTCGGTGAGGCAAGCACTTGCCTGAATATCCCAAGTGGTTGGCTCATACCTTTTCACCTCAACCTTTGGAACTTCTCTTCTTGACTTTAAACGACTCATTTTCAATTTCCTTCACAAAAAGACAAAGAGACAAAGCGACAGGAGACAAACCTCAGGTATATAGACCTGAGGTGGTTTGTCCCCATCTCCTCAAGGAGACATTTGGGACATTTGTCCCCGTTTGTCCCGTTTGTCACTGGATAAATATACATATCAAAAATTCTCCGAACTGGATTTCAACCACACCCAATTGTCCCCAATCGTGATCTTATTCACGGCTACCAATCTCTCCCTAGCACGAAGCCACGCCTTCTTAAAAGCCGCCTTATCCTCCTCAGTACAACCCTTCATGCTCCAAAACTCAGCCCTCCAATCATCCAAAGCCACTCCATAACGACTAGTACCATCCACTACACGATATGAGCCTTTAGCTTTAATCACTTTCATCAACGAATCCATCTCCAACCTCTGATTCATGCCGCTACCAGCATTGTTTTTATTACCTTTTGAGTTACTCCCAGCAATCTCTTGGTTATGTCTGATAGCCAAACTGGTGGTGATTTCAAAGCCCAAATCTGATATTCCAATCTCCACCAAGACAATTTCAATGCCTATCTGGATGCTGTCAGCCCCATCCTTCTGCTTTGAAACAGTCAAGATGGCATTGCCTATCACGCTTGCATCTGATGCGTTGATGAGTAAATCCTGTCTGGCAATCTCAAGTTCTGTGTCTACAGCCCCAAGCAGTGAACTATGCCCACGCAAGCCCTTTGTCACATCCTTACCGCTATGGTGAATCACCATCAAGGCACACTCAAAGATTTCCTGTAATTTCCCTGCTTGGGTGATGAATCCACCCATGTCTTCTGATGAGTTCTCGTTAAAGCCACCGCCAGACATCCGCATCAGGGTGTCCAAGATGATGAGTTCCAAGGGTTCATCTATCTCAGCAATCAGGTCATTGATGGCATTGAGGAGTTCCGCAAAGTCTTCAGGACTTGATCTCAGGTTCAATTGCGCCCTGATGATGTACAGATTTGCCCCATCAGGACTCTTGTTTTGTATCTTGCAAGCCTTCACCCTTGCACCCAGACCACCATGACCCTCACCGCAGATGTAGAGGACTGCGCCTTTCTTGGGTATCTTGTAGCCCATCCAATCCCGACCTGTGGCTATTGCTTCAGCCAGGTCAAGCGAGATGAATGACTTATACGAGGCAGGGGGTGCGTACAGGGCAACGAAACTACGCTTCGGGATAATCGACTCCACCAGCCATTCCACTGGCTCATCCTTGATGGAGTCCCAAGATTCAACGAGCAACTTCTTTCTTTGCGGCTCATTTACCTCAACCAAGGCATTTCTATCAGGTTTACTATGGTTTATCTCTTCTGGTGGTAACTCTCGTAACCTTTTAGGTATCAGGACAATATCCTCATGCCCCAAGACCTTTGCGCCCTTGGCTTTGGCGGCTAGGGTTTCCTTTGTACCGCCATATTGGTGAACAAACTCGTAAGCGTCTTCCTTTGGCTTGTCCAACCCCAAATCCAAGACCCTGATGGTTTTGACCACAGGCAGTAATGATTCCACAATCTTGGCGGCATAACTCCACCCTGCAACATCGTTATCTGGCACTACAACAACATTTGCGCCAGAGAAGTATTGATTCAAATCTTGATTCCAACCTCCTGCGCCAGCGTGCGAGGTGGTGGCTGTCACCCCCAGACTGCACAAGGCATCTACCGCCTTTTCACCTTCAGCTATGTAAACCACCTTCCCATTGGTAACCGCCTGTAGCAGTTCGGGGAGTCTGTAGGGGACAATTCTGCAATCTCCCAACTTCCCTACCCGACTGCCATCAGCCAAGATTCTGAGCGTCTTATAGGTCTTTCCCTTGGCATCAAAAGTCTTGTACCTTTGCTTAACGAACAGGGGAAGTTCATTCTCGTCTGTGTAAAACCACTCGTGCTCTAAAACTGGAATAGCTGGCATGATGGGTCTGACATTTGAAAGGTATTCGGGTCTGGGTGGTAATTCAGGGAGTAGCCCCATGTCCTTGATCGTATTGAAAACCTCATGCTGATCGCACCCACCATGACACTTAAAAAGAACATTGCCATCCTCACCATCTGTGACTGAGAGACTTGGGTTCTTGTCCCCATTGCCTTGACCATGATGAGGTACTGGACAACTTGCTAGGTAACCATTGCCTACCTTCTTGGCATTGCCCAAGGTAGTGGCTATTTGTTGTGCTGACATTTAGTTATCTTTCTGTGATGTCAAAATTTAGAAATCCATTGCTCATATATGCAACTTGCAATTTGAGCAGTCATTATTGGTGGCACACTCATGCCAATAAGGTAGTGATATTGGCTTTTACAAAAATCATAATCTTGTGGATAGCTTCCAATGCAACAACTTTCAAATTTATTAGGCTTTCTATATTCATCAAATAAATATAAGCAATCACCATTTGCTGTATATGTAGGGGACACTTCATTGATATGTAAATACACATTATTAAAATAAGATTGCTTGCCATGCTCCCTAATCAATGTGTCACAAAATGATTTATCTCCATCTTGTCTTAAATTCCAATATTCAAATATTTTTCCTTTACTTGATGGTCTATCATCAATTCCTTTTTGATAAAACTCACCAAACTTAATTGGTTTTTCATTGAATTCAAACCTAATCTTAGGGGCAAGAGTAAACATATCTATAGACTCAAGAAATGGCTCTGCCAAATCCTTTCTCATTGCAACAAAAAAAACTCTTTCTCTTCTTTGAGGAACTCCCATTGTGGATGCATCAAAAAGCCAATGTTGGACATAGTAGCCGGCAACATCAAATTCCTCATATATACGAGAAACATAATCTCTTGCATCACCAATTAATAAACCTTTGACATTTTCAGCAATAACTATCTTGGGTTGTAACTTCTTTGCCAAATCAATAAAGTCAAAAAATAATGTATCAAGCACTTGCTCTGCTTGACCCTCTCTAAATTTCTTTTCTTTTCCCCAATCATCACCTCGATTGCCTGCCATTGAGAAGCTTGAACATGGAGGAGAACCATCAAGAATATCTAAGTTGTAGAGTTCTTGAGGCAAATCATCGCGCAACTTAAATTCTTGTATGGGTTCAAGATATGTAAATTTGGGATTGTGATTGGCTTTATATGCTGCCATCATTTTAGGGTCAATCTCATTACAACCAAGAACATCAAAGCCTGCTAATTTATAACCCATAGTAGAACCACCGCCACAAGCAAAACAAGAAAATACTTTGCCTTTGTCTTTAGTAAAAACTGCATCTTTTAAAGTCCACTCATAAGGAAATTTATGACTCATACCACCTACCAATTTACAAGAGACAAAAAAACCAGAGTTCTCCCCCGAAAACTCTGGTGCGGTTGGGTTCAGTGTTTAACTGAACATCTCATCATCACTCATGGATGGTGCTGGCTTAGAGGGTGCTGGTTTAACTACAGGCTTTGGCGCATCAAAGGGTGACGCTGATTCCACTGCGTCTCCCATGCCATCATCTTGCAAAGCCGCTGGTCTTGCCACCCAACCCACCACCTCAAAGAGCGGCACTCGTGTAGTTCCCTTGCCAACCTTCTCAGGGCGAGAACCCTTGTACTCCACCACAGGCAACTTGCCAGTGTTTGCAGATGCCTGTGCTTGCACTTGCTTCCATAACGCTTCTAAGCCCATGTTTGCCCCTGCACCATTAGCACTGAACTCTGCGACACCCATCGTCTTGTTGTAGAAAATGGCTTTGAAGCCACGCTTGTGCTCGGCACTTGGTTGTGCGCCCTTTTGCCCAAGACCATTGTCAGGCATGAACTCAAAGATGCCAGTAGCAATGAGCATCCAACCAGTTTGCAGATTCTCGTGGTCAAAGACCGACTTCTCAAAGGTGAACTCACCATCTTGATTTGTCCATGCGTTTGCTTGAGGGCTGAATCTGATGTAATTACCAGAGCCACCAGAGTTTGAAAGGTTTAGATTCATTTAATGTTTTCCTTGTTAAAAGTTGAAGTTAAAAAATGTGACAGATGTCACTGTGGGGGATTGGGGTTGGGATTATTGACTAATACCCTTGTCTCTGGCAAGCGTCAGCCCTGACGATATGCGAGAAGTAAGCGGTTCAATAGACTCCTTTAAGCCTTTGGGTAGCAGTTTCTCTACCTGTGCAGGAGTCAACAATTCGGTTTTCGTTATCTCATGGATGCGTAATCCAAGGAAAGTGAGATGCTCAATCGCTTTCTCTTCTGATGTCCACGATCTAAGTGCTCTCTTGGGTGCGAGTTGCCAACCTTGAATCACAGCACCCTTTTCCATGCGTTTAAGGGCATGATCTCTCACCGCCTTGATGTAGTCCTCAACCATGTCGAACTTTGTCAGCAAGACGCTGATCTGTTCTTCTGTCAAGACTTCTACTGGTGGTGCTGAGTGAACCACCTCAACCAAGTTTGCTTGTGCAGGGCAAATTGTCTTAGCCGCACAGTACTGGCAAGCAGAGTCTGAGGGTACAGGTGGGAATGCAGGATTCAGGGCATTCTCAATCGCTGGTTGCAGTATGTAGTGTTCCCAATCAACGAGTTCTTGAGTTGTCATGGAATGCTTGCGTACTTCACCATGATGGGGTTGGATAATCCAGAGTTCCACAGTGTCAATGTCTTGGTACAGACCATCAGACTCCATAGCCGCCAATGCGTACAGTTTGAGTTGGTCACTCTCAGCATCGACATACCCTCTACCAGTTTTCAAGTCAGCAATGATGATCTTGCGTTTGTCTTTACTGATTGCAATGACATCAGCAGTGCCACCGCACTTGTATGCAGGGGTTTCTTGGTAAGGTAGGTGTTTCTCAATAGAAACTGTTCCCTCACCCAACTCCTTGTGAATATCATAAATTGCATTCAAGTGTTGCTGTGCAAAGTCACAATTCTCCTCTGTCATGGTGATGCCCTCATAGACTTTGCCGACAAACTTCATCGGGTCTAGAAAACTGTTGTAGCAGTGCTCTGCTAAGGCATGAATGGCGGTGCCAATCTTTGCCGCCTCACCACTCTCCTGATAAGGCACTTGTGCTGACAATCTAACGCTTGCAGGGCAAGCAATCGTGCGAGAGATACCTGATGGTCTGATGATTATTTGTTTTGCCATGATGCTCTTTCAATGTGGTGATGTTCAATGAGTAATTGGTAGGCGAGTTGTCTGACCTCGTGAGATACCGCATGACCCAAGTCTTCAGGGTCAAGCACACGCTTTAAGAAGACAACAGTTGCTTGGTTTTGCTTGCGTTCTTGTTCAAGTTGTGAACCTAGCCAAACAATATGCTCACGCAAGGTCTCTCGTTCTTTGTTATCCATTGCGATACCCCCAAAGTGCAATCAAACTGGCATCACTGCGCCCATCATCCTTGACTCTCTTGAACAGGCTCAAATGGTCAGGGAACAACTCCATAGCCCTTGCTCTTGACCCATCCTTACCACCTACCACGCCCATAGCCTTAATCCATGTCTGTGGAGTCATCAGAGTTGTCTTGATGCGTAGGGCTGTCAGTGTTCCCTCTACTACCCCAAGACTGCGCCCAAGGCTAAAGACACTGGTCACGCCCTGTCCTGCCATTGCAAAGACCTTTTCTACATACGCCTCTGTCGGGTCAAGTTCCTTGATGATGTCCACCAACTCAGGCACTGACACCTGACGCTTGGTCTTGCCATTGCGCTCAAGGGTGACTGTGGGCATATCCACTACCCTCACCAGTTCACCATCTACTACAAGGGCTATAGCCCCATTCAGACCGCAATCAATACCCAAGGTGCGCCTAGTCATTTAACAGCCCCTGTAGAGCCTTAAAACGAGCCTGAATCAGGGAATCTACCGACTCATCTAGCCGCCTAATGGTGGTTACCAGTGGTATTGTTCTACCAGTGGCATATCTGGAAACTTGGGCAGGGTGAAAGCCAGCATGACGAGCAACATCTGTGATGGTGTAGCCAGCAATTTCAGCCTTTTCCTTAATGTTTTCAATGGTTTGCATGGTTTGTGTGTTCATAGTGGTAGGGGAGTCTAGAGACTTTCAACCCATTGGTCAAGCCTTTTGTGATTGAATAGTTGATTAAATTGTGGGGGATTAGTTATAAGGGGGTTGATTGTCTAATTAACTTCTATATGATTGGCAACATCAACAACGCAATAGGAGATACAAAATGAGAGTGACGCACCTTAACAAATCAGGCACTGGTTGGTCATCAAAAACAGCTTGTGGACGCAATTTGTTGCGTACTCCAGTTTCAACTAACTGGTCTGAGTTCAAACAAGAGCCTATTCAGTTTCGTTGCATCAAGTGTGTTGCCAGCAAGCAGTTTGAAGTCAACACAAAAATGGATGCAAAGAAAGTAGCCGCCTAATCAACCCCAAGGGGCTTGCGCCCCTTCTTTCAACCTAACAGGAGAATTGAAGATGCGAGAGATTGACCCATCAGAAGCAGAGGAGATCAAGGCTGAGGCTCGTCACCTCAGACGCTACCAATATCTTCTGTCCCAACACCCCGATTGCCGTGACCCTGACCACCCAACCTGTGAACTCTGTGAGGAGAATGATGATGACTCTTAAACAAACCCTACAAGCCACCCTAGTGGGCTTGATCCTGTCTGTGCCTTTCTTAATTGAAATTGCAAAGGAGTTGGTGAAATGAACAACCCACCAGCATTTCCAACAGGTACAGGCGTAACGCCTTACCACTCTGGCATGACCTTGCGAGACTACATGGCGGCACAAGCATTAACAGGTGCTCAAATTTGGGATGCCGTTATCAATGGAAAAAATGCTCAATTTAGTGCTGGCACAGAAAAACTTGCAGAAGTGGCTTATGCCGTTGCAGACGCAATGCTGAAAGCGAGGGAGCAATGACACCCCTACAAGACTTCTGTCAAGAACCTCGCACTATGGATGAGTTGGTAGATGCAGGATTCAAACAACATAGCGTCTACAACGCTGTTAAGAGGCATGAACTCAAGAATGTCAAAGCCACAGACGATTGGGGGCGCAGAACGCATGGCAAGGGCTTGTTCCTGTCCACTGTGACCATTGCACCCATGAACTTCACCGCCTTGCAACACGCATGGAATATTCGGCAACCACAAGGAGAAACAACATGACTATGGAAAAAGAATTGGAAGAACTCATCAGCAAGATTGCACCCTCAAAAGACATTGCTGGTGGATTTATGACTCGTGACCAGATCATCCAATTGATTCACAAGGTGGCTACAGAAGCCGCTTTGATTGGCTATGCCAATGCTGAGAGATCGACCAGAAACAGGATGGAAAAGAAACTCAAGATGGTGGAGGAGGAGCTAACAATCATCAAAGAACAACTCAAAGATGCTGAGTTGGAACTGATTGCGACAACCAAATGAACCACTGGCGCAAGGTCATGGTGGCATTGCTTTGTGCTGGCGCATTGCTGTATTTCGATGGCAAAGATCAAGGGGTGACCAATCATGCTAGAAACCATAGTAAATTTCATGCTGATAGCGATATTCGCATTCGCATTGGGAATAGCAGTGTGCGTAGTGTTTGTTTTGTGGCTACTAAAAGAAAGCGAACAAGAGTGATGTGTCAAGACTGCCCAAAGTGGGTCAGGGATGTGGCATCCAAAACCTACAGTTGCGCCAATTCAAAGATCAAAAAAGGATTTGTTTTCAACCATAGGAGGCGCAGATGAAAGGTGGTGCTAGAGCAGGGTCAGGGCGTAAACCCATCCAAATTGACGAGCGTAGAGCGTTTAGCCTCTATGAACAGGGCTTTAGCAAATTGGAGATTGCAAACAGGTTCGGTGTCAACTACAACAGCTTGCGTACCATCTTTCGCAAGGCGGGTAAGTTCAAGCCATCAAAGAAAAGGAAACAGCCATGAACTGGCGAGACTTAACGATTAAATATGTAAAGGATTTGCTCAGAGCAAAGACACCTCTTGAGATGGTGCAAAAGGAGCTCATTGAGGCACAGCTTGCCAAGCTGCAAGCAGAAACCTCAGTTGAATACTCGCAATCAATTGTCAATTACAACGAGCAAAGAATATCCAGACTGAACAAACGAATCTTGGAACTTCAGGAGATAGAACATGAATGAATCGCTGAACCGAAAGAGACAGGTTGAGGAATACAAGACCCAACAAGAGGTTTATGACGAGTTGAGAAACGACATTTTGGAAGAGGTTGCTATTGAGATTGAGAAGATGCAAGGATTTGGGAAAGATACCTTGAGTTCATTTGGAATTTTTATCAGAGGAATGAAACGATGACACAAATCTACATATGCTCCAAATGCAAACGCCAAATTCTGACAATCATTACACGCTGTCCACATTGCGGAGGTAACCCACAATGACAAAAGATGAAGCATTGAAGCTGGCGATTGAGGCGTTGGAGCGTAGTGTTGCAACTTGCTTTAACCAGTATGCACATCAACAGGTAATGAGCCAACCAGACCACTTTATCAATACAGCCATCACCGCCATCAAAGAAGCCTTGGCACAGCCACAGCGCACATGGGTAGGGCTGACGGATGAGGAGATTGACGCTATCTATACAGGCGTTAGGGCTGTTCATCACGATGTAGATTCAGATGTACTTTGCCGAGCCATCGAAGCCAAGTTGAAGGAGAAGAACACATGACAAACGCATTCGACTACAAGGGTCAGCCATCTGTTTGGCTGAGTGACGAGAAGATGAAACGCTTTAAACAAGGTGAAGATTTCGCCAAACGCAAGCAGGACAAGCGTGACATCAACGAAAAGAACCAAGTCTTTATCTATTCCAAAGCATTGAGCCACAAGAAATGATTGTCAAGATACGCACCTTCTATGGCAGACAAAGGGGTCTGCGAGGCGAGAGACAGACTAAGGTTGACCAAGGTGTAGCTTGGTTGTGTCAGAAGTGTGGTGAGGTGATCTTGTTTGAGCACCTCATCCACAAGCACTTTTGCAGGAAACCGCTTATGCTACGAGTCCATTCAGATACTGAGTCTTCCCTGCCACCTTGACAGCAGTCAGTTCTTGATTCTTCAAGTTATTTGGGTCATAGCTAACATGAACCCAACCTGAGTTTGGCTGACCTTGAGTGTAAAACTCTAAGATCAATTGGGTGTACTCAAGGTTATCCATAATCCATTGCGCCAGATCAGGATTGGATACGCCATCAACCTCAATATCAGCCGCCATGCCCTTGCAATGGTCAGATGTCTTAGAACCACCCACAGCCGCATTTGACTCAGGGCTACGATAGCCAGAATTCACAGTAACTCGACCAAAGTTATCACGCACTGGCTGAAGTACCTTTTCACAAAGAGTCTTCAGGTTCTCTAAAGCCTCATCATCTGGTGTGTTATCCAAACCCAACCGCATTGCGGTATCTGACTTGGTAAGTTCTTTGAGGGTGAAGTTTGCTGACAGGTTCATGGTTTTCCTTTTAAGGTTTCTCTGACTTGGTTATACGATTCAATGCAAGCATTGAGCTTGATAATGGCTTTGTCGCCTTCCTCAGCTATTTGGAAAAGAGTTTTTCCAGCCTCTGCACTAAGTTCGGCTCTTGTTTCTCCTCCACTATCTCCGCTGGTAGTGGTGGTGGATTCGGACACTGAAATGGGGCAGTTGGGGGCTTTGACAGGAATCCGCAACTTGAGAGCACCAGAGTCAATGTCACTATCACGCTTAAGTTTCGCAAGTTTGGCATCTTGATTTGCTTTCTGAAGTTTAGTGGCTTGAGTTTGAATGGCTGAAACCAGCACCTGTTCCTTGGCTCTTGCTTCAGCATTTAGTTGCGCTATTTCAAGTTCTTGACGAGTTACCTCATCATGCGAACCCTTCCAATACCCACCGCCAAAGCTACTCAGCACCGCTATGAGGATGCCAAGAAGCACATAAGGGTTGAATAGGCTCATGGTGTTGGTGGCTCGTTATCGTTGGCTTCAGCCTTTGCTGTGGCATTAGCTACAGCTTTGATGCCAGAACGACCAGCTACACCGCCAAGCACACCAGTGATGAAGACCATGATGGTGTTGATTTGTTGGGTATAAACCTTATCAATTGCCGCCATGCCTGACATGGGTTGCGTGACAAATGAAACGCTATAGAGGAACATGGCTACAGAGCCAAGAAGAATCATGGTCAGGGAGAAGATCACGATTGCCCAAATGCGTACCTCAATCTCTTCAGCACTCATGCGGTTGTTTGGTTTGAATCCTACTGTTGGCATCACTTCTTCTCCTTCTCTGGGGTTACGAGTTGTTCAGGACAAGTACCTGTAGCGGTACAGATTGGGGGCTTACATTCAGCATTTTGCCAATTCTGCGGGTCTTGGCAAGGGTATCTAAACCTATCTTGGCAACCCATCAACAGAACCAGTGCCATCAAGAAAACTGTTTTCATTTCTCTTTCTCCCTTTCCTTCTGTTCCACTTGTCTTCTAAGTCGTTCAACCTTCTCGACCTGAGATTTAGCCTCATTCTTGGTTTCCAAGATGTCAAGATAAAGAAAACCCATGATAGGTAGCAGTAGAGCAATCAACACGCAAGCCGCAATCCAACCCATTATTTCTTCCCCCAATGGCTTACGAACACGAACCACAGCCACAGGTAAAGGAGGAATATAGAAGTCATTGTCACCGCCCCTAGCTTTGCTTGTAGGTTTCTTTCTTCCTCCTTGCGTAGCCATTGTTCTTGCCTCTTGAGAGCCTCTTCTTTCAACCTTGCCTGAGTTTGCTCCTCCTCAATCTTGTCCTTCATGTCGTATACAGAACTGTACAAAGCACCCATTTCTGGAGGCGCACTGTAGACGAGACACTCACGAATCTGAATCACCAACCTATCCATCTCTTGTTGCGCCATCACCCTTTTTAGAGCCGCCTCCATATGGTTCTGATTAGGGTCATAGACTGTCAGACTCTTTTCTTCTTCTTCTCTGATGTGTGCCGCCAGTTGCTCCTGAAGTTTGAAGAACTCTGTTAGGTTCTTAACTATGTCTATTTTGACTTGAGTTTCGTCAACATCGACATAATCCGATTTCCTAGACTTAGCCACAGGCTTTGCAACTTGATGCTTTGGGCTACCAGCAAAGAACTTGCGTAGCTTGCTCCAGAAGCCACCAAGTTCCTTGCCGATAGCCACAACCTCATCAGCAGTTCTTTTGACTTGGACAAACTGATCTTTAGCTTGCTTGTAAAGGTCAACACCTTGCTGAATCTGCTTGACCAGCCCTGCCGCCATGAGGCAAATAGTGATTGGGTCAATTTCAGTCTCCCTTATTCAAAGCATCTTCAATTCGTGCTTTTAGCTTGCGGTCTTTTACAAATTGATTTGCATAACGAATACCCGCTAAAACAGGTACTGGCAAACCTGTAAATGCAAGACCACCGCCAACCTCTGATATTGCCAATAAAATAGTGCCAGCAGTACCAGATGTATTTACCAAAGTTCCTGGCGGTACTGTTTGAACATATTGCAAAACTTCATTTAAATCTCTAACCTTTTGAGCTTTGTCTTTGCCAAGCACAATGTCCAATCTGCCGTTTTTATCTAGGCTTTGTATTGCATCATTGAGCTTTGCTGGAGAAACAATCTTTCTTCCCATTGAATCAGTTCCAACGCCACTTGTTGCAACTTCTTGGATGTGATTGATAGTTGAGCCTTGAATCTCTTTCCAAGCATTCTGTCCATCTTTACCACTGGTGTACAGGACACGCTTAAGGAATGTGATTTCTTCTGGACTGCCATTCAAAACTGATTTTTGGAATACTTCACTAGCCTCAATTTTTGGGTCATCCTTGCCTTTTACTTTTGTGAGTAAATTGGCAACAATAGCACGACCTTCAAATTTTCGAGCTTGTTGCTCACGCAATGCTCTAGCTTGCTTATACAAATCACCGCCAACACCTTCTGTAGATGCGTCAATTACTTGCTTGAGTTCACCGCCAAACTTCTTGTTTGTTGGGTCTATGCCAATGGTATTGCCAATGCTTCTACGCAATAACTCAGTATTCTTTAAGTCTGCTGGCAAGGCTCTGACTGTTCCATCATCAAGTTGCTCTAAGATTCCAAGTTGAATTCCCTTGTTTTTTGCAACATTGAGAATAGGGGCAACTGTTGACTCTGGCATATTCTGATTTATATATTCAGCTAACGAATCAAGGCTTACTGGTGCTTGAAGTTCACCAGCTTTTTCAGCCTTTGCATATGCCGCACTGGTCTTTGCTTTAGCACCCTGCCAACCTTGAGACAAAGCATCAATTACTTTGTTCCCTGTAGCCGCAAATCCAGATTGTGCCGCTTCAGCACCTGTCATTTCCATTAAGGCATCAAAGTTTTGAAGAACCTCAAGGTTGTTTTGCTCAACTCTTTTACGCAAAGGCTCGCCAAACTGACCCTTCATCTGTTCTTTTTCAAATGCTAATTGTTCAGCCTCACGGGTTTTTGCACCTTTTGTTAAAGTCACAGGAACAGGCAAATTAGTAGCTGTTGCTTCACGAACTGTAGTCATTGGTGTAGATGCCGCACCAACACTTTCACCAAATGTAGGCTCAATTCTTGGAATTGGTGGCTTCTCACTAAATGCACCACGAACAGTAGAAACTCCACGCTGAACAGGACTTAACAGTGCCTGTTTTGTTCCTTCAGTAAACAATCCTACAGGTGTTACTGGCGCAAAAGGAATAAGTTCTGCACCTAAACTACCAAGTAATTGAGCTTGTTCTTGACCAGCTTGAGTTCTTGGCATATAGGTATATTGCTGACCACCTAATGCGGCTCTTTGCTCAATTCTTCTAGCCGCTTCTGGAGTGCCAAATTGACCAGATTTCAACTCTTCATAGCCACCAGATAAAGCACCGCCAAAAGTGCCAGCAAGACCTGTGGTGCTACCAGTTAGGAGTGTTAATCCTGCTTCACCAGCACCAATAATTTTTTCACCCAAAGATGGTTTTCTATATGGTTCTGGTGGAGGTGGTGGTTGGATTACTTGTTCAGACATACCCAAAACACGCCTAAAGTCTTCTGGAGTGGCAAGACCAGCTTTAATAGCTTTAGCCATCACTTCATCTGAAGTTGTTCCTTCTGGGATGTCTTCAATGATTACACCATTGGGCAGTTCAATATCCATGATTAACCCTTATTTAAGATCAGACCACTTTTTCACAACTTTTCCTTTTTGTTGCGCTACAGGTGGTTGGTTTGAAGATTTCTCAGTTGGTATTTGACTGATAACAGATGCACCAGTAGGTTTAATTAAACCTTGGTATGGGTCTAATATATCTTCTTCAGTACCACCCAAGTCTTTCATTTTCTTGATGTACTGTTTACGATAAATATTCAGTTGATCTTGCTTGCCTTTAATAAGTTCAGTTCCAACTTTTAACAATTCATTGCGTTGATCTGGAGTAAGACTTCCACCCTCAAATACTCTTTGAGCTAAAAGTTGGATTTTTCGTGGGATAGATGGATTTCCAAGAATGGTATTTTTGTCACCTTCTTGCACAGCACCAGATGGGTCATAAATCTTACCAATATTAAATATTGTTGCGCCATCAGCGGCTGGGTTTCCACCTTGAGCCAAAGCAACAGAAGATTGCAAAGCCTTAAATCTACTTGCAGTCTCAACATCACCGCCAGCCTTCAAAAACCCTTCCCACTTACTCATAACATCAAGATTGGCTTTAGCTACAGCAGTTGGGTCTTTAAGATCAACAGTTATTTTTGGTGCTTTTGCTACTGCTTCAGTCTCAATTCGTTTGTTTACAGCGGCTCTTTGAGTCTGGTTTAAATCGCCATAATTAAGATTGAACAATTCAAGTGAAATTCTTTCTGCATCAGAACCAACAGAAATTCTTGGTTCTGGCTTTTCAGGTTTTTGAAGTTGTATTTTTTCAGCCTCAAGCAATTTATATTCTTCACTATTTGGGTCTAAATTAGCTTGAGTCTTAACAATCTCAGCAATGCGAGATGCAACTTGAAGTTGTGCCGCTGGTGTAAATGGCTTTTCTGGTCTTTGAAGTTGGTCTTTTTCAGCTTGAAGAATTTTGTAATCTTGACTTGCAGGATCAAGATTAGCTTGTATTCTAGTAATTTCAGCAATTCGATTGGCAACTTGCAATGGTGCGGCAATGTTGGTTGCCTTCTCTCCAATCAAAACTTTCAATTGATTTTCTAAAATACGAATTGCTCTATCTCTTTCAGGTGATGGTGGCAATAACTTGTATTGATCTAAAGCGTCTTGAATTTGAGGAATCATTTGCGCTTTTTGGATGTCCACTGGCACAGCCAATTGACGCTCTTTATTTGCTTGTGCAACTTGAACAGCGGCTTGTCTTCCTGCATCAGCAACAGCAATGGCAAATTGTTGATCTCCAGACTGTGCGGCAATCTGTGCAACCTTCATATAAGACTCAGGATTAGATGGGTCAAGTTGACCAGCTAATGCCTGACGCTGTGAAATTATCTTGAGTTGTGGGTCTTCTCCACCTAAAGCACCGCCAATGGCACGACCTAATTGCTGTGCGCCAAGAGCAATACCAAATTGTCCTTGTTCCATTGGGCTAAGTTTTGCCATTTGCAAGGCTTGCGCCTCCATAGCCGCTTGACGCTGTTGCTCATACTGCTGTGGAGTAGTGAATAAACCTAAGATGTCTGATGTTGCCATGATTTACCCTTTAAGAACCAAATGGACTTCTGGTCAAATTAGCTGATGGAGTTGTTCCATAGTAGCCACTGTACGCATTTGGAGAAATACTGTATCCAGACGCATTTGTAGGAGAGCCGCCAAATCCAAAATCTTGTTTATCCCACCAGTTTGCTACAGCCGAACCAAACTCAGGACTTCTACCTAAATTCATCAATCCAAGACCTAATCCGCTACCAGCCGCACCTTGTATTGTTCTTGCGGCATTTGTTCCACCACCATACAAGAATTGACCAACATTAGCACCAGCAGTAGCCGCACGACCTCCCAATGCAGAACCCATTTCCAAAGGTTGTTGACCAAGCTGTTCAATCGTAGAACCAGCACCTAAATAACTCGTAAATGGACTCAAAGCACCAACCTGACCAGCTTGATACTGTCCAAGCAGTCCAGCACCCTGACCAAGCAATCCTGTGCCAAATGCCACCTGTTGCTGACCAGCCTGTTGAGCCTGAGCCGCCAAAGCCGCATCTTGTTGAGCCAATGCGTTGTAGTAGGCTTCCATCTCAGGAGTTGTTGCACCCAATCCAGCCGCACCACTTGGTCTAACACCTGTAGCACCTACAGCCAAACCACCACGACCTGTTTGGTACAACTGGTTTTGCAACTGAGCATATTGACGCTCACGGCTAGGTGCAAGCAAATCTTGCTGTCGTGCCATGTATTGAGCCGCTACTTGTTCAGGACTTTGAGCCAAATACTGTTGACCCAATCCAAACAGCCCTGTAGCCGCAGTACTAAGAGGCTGATACTGAGCCTGTGCTTGCTCTGCTTGGGTTAACCCTTGCTCAGTCAATGCTTGTAGGCGATCTTGGTAAGCCTTTAACTCAGGGCTGACTGTGTAACCAGCACCAGTTAAATAGCCGCTAGGGTCAAACTGGAAATTTGATGCGCCATAACGAGTAGTTACACCTACAGGGCGAAACTTAGCCGCTTCAGCCGCAATCCTTGCCGCTTCTAGTTGCGCTCGTGCGGATTCTTGAGCCGCACTCTTAGCCGCACTACTTTGCATTGCACCACCTAACAGTGATGCGCCTCCCATAATTGCCGCCGCTCCAATTCCCATCATCTTCTCCTGACAAATATTTGTCTTAATTTTGCATCTGAACCGACAAAATC